TTATAAAAACCTTATTTTCGTTATAACTGCTTTATTTTCATCATTTTTTACATATTCAATTCCTTCAATAAACATACTTATAAAATCTGTTTTTTCAGTAGGAGATAATGAAGTCCAATTGATTTTCAGTTCCCGAAGAATGTTATTTCTTTTAGCAATATCTTCAGGGGACACAAATAATGATACATCATATTCTTTTTTTCTATCTTCTGCAACGTCAATTTCCATTTTTGTATCAATCATTAATTTAGAAAATTCATCATCACTCATAAGGTCAGCAGCCCATGCTTTTTGAAATTTTTCACGTTTTCTTTGAAGTGAAACAATTTCTTTTTGAATCATTTCTTGTTTTCTTAAATTATTATCTATTTTTTTAGAAGAGATATCTGCTTTATTGAGAGTATAGTTTGAAATATAATCAATAAATGCTTTCTCTATTTTTTGCTCACTTATCTGAATTGCTGGACGCCTATGTTCTTTACATGTAGCGCAACGATAGTTATTGTTATAGAAAGTTTCCTTATTTTTATTTACATATTTTGTTCTTAATCCTGATAATCTTTTTCCACATTGAGGACATATTAATCTTCCTTTGAAAACGTGATGAACGTGGCCACGACGACTTGTTGTCGACTTACTTCTTATTGATAGAATATTCGCCAGTTTATTGAATGTCGCTTTATTGATTAGAGGCTCATGTTTATTTTCATATATTTCATTATTCCATTTTATTGCGCCATAGACAGCAGGATTTTTTAACATCCAAATCAGTGTAGATACTTTCCACACATCGTTTGAACGCCTTGTTTTCAAACCAATGTTTGTTAAATATTCACAGGTTTGTCGTAATGAGTAACCAGTAGAAACCATATTTACTACATGTAAAAATATTTCTTTTTCTGCTTCATTTACAATAAGTTTCCCAGCAGGCCCTTTAACATAACCAAATGGAGCAAGAGGTATATATTCTCCTTGCCGCACTTTCTCAGCCATCCCAAAGCTAACACGTTCAGATGTATTCTCTCTTTCAAATTGAGCAACTGAACTTATTATTGTAATGAAAAATCTGCCCATAGCGGAAGAAGTATCGTAGACTTCAGTAGCGCTTTTAAATGCACAGTTATATTCATCAAATATACTTAATAAATTATGCAAATCTACAACGGACCTAGTAAGACGATCCAATTTATATACTAGGACTGTGTCTATAAGTCCTTTTTTTATATGTGTAATCATTTCTTGTAAAAGAGGTCGGTGCATATCTTTAGCTGACTTACCTTCATCGACATAAAATTTAAAATCTTCCCATCCTTGCGCTGTGCAATATGCTTTTAACTTCTCTTTCTGTGCTGATATAGAAAAGCCTTCTTTTACTTGTTCGTCAGTGGAAACCCTAATATAAATTCCTACAGTCATGAACTTGCTCCTTTCGAAAGGGTACGTATGTTCTGTTTTTGCTGTTAAAGAAAAGCCCGGAAAGGGCAAGTCTTTGTTTTAGTTAGTTTTGAAATAAAATTGAAGAAACTTAACAAGTGGTGCATTATCACTTTTATCTACAACTCCATAAATATATCCTTCACCTGTAGCGTCATTATATAGAGTAGAATCCAATTCATTTGGTATAACTGCAGAGATATCAGATGAATATGTTGTTCCTGTGCCTGAGATATATTCAAAATCAGATTCACTCATATTGAATTTATTCTCCGATGAAGCAATATCATACGCCTTTACCTTGATTTTATTTAGGATGTACTCTTTTCCTTCTGGTGCGGCTTCATTGAACTGGTTTTCAGCCTTTATTAATTCCCAGGCTTTATCTCCTCGAATAGTTTCAGTTAAAGTAATATCCATGCTCGCTTCAAAACTGTCAAAAGTATCTGTATCCGTCATAGTACCTGTCAATGAAAGAGGCGAATTTAGAGGCATTGGATTTGCTCTTGTTCCTTCGTCCGAATCTGCAGAATCATCAGTTGAAGAACTATCATCATATGTATCATCGTCCGAAGTATCATCACTTGCACTATCATCTGTTGCATCGCTTGAAGTATCTGATGTTGAAGACACATCCTCATCAGCTTTTGTTCCATCAGAGTCACTTGCTACATAACCAATAACTGGAATGATTATCGCCGCAGCTATTAATAAATAGAACCACCATTTTTTTAATAGAGATGTAAAACGCCCTCCACGAATCACAGCCATTAATCCTGCTATAGCGAAAAGCACAAGTGGAACAATATAAAACAAGGATATACTAATAGTGCCTCCTAATGCAGCCGAAAGCATAAAAGTACCACCCAATAAATGATGTTTTTTAACAATACATGCACCTACCAATCCCAAAATTGAGAACAATAGTGCAATAAAACCAGTCGTGGTTACAGAACCTGCTCCCTCAGCCTCAAAAAGTGATGCAGCTCCACCAACTGACATAACAATTATAGCTGTTAATATCCCCGTTATTCCTCCGATTAATCCAAGTACAAATTCTGTTTTTCTACTCATTTCCATGAAGTTCTCTCCCTTTTTTTCTTTTTATTTATATAATCGCAAAGCGTTTATACCTTTATAATTTCTTTCATCTCAAATGGTATTCCAGTGTACAAACAAATATCGGTCTTTGTATTAAATTTTTCGATGTCTATATCTGAAAGAAGCAAGCTTATAGCAAACTGATGCGCTTCTAACTCAATCTTACTTAAATTAGACCAATGTATTGATTTTGTAAATGTAGCATTAATCCTCGTATGTAATAACGCATGCCCTAATTCGTGTGCAACAACATACTTAATCTGATAATCAGAAAGATTGCTATTATAGAAGATAAATCTATTTCTCCGTATATATTTATAAAATCCATTTGTATCTGAATCTAAATTCCAAGGAATAACAAATATGTTAAGCATTTCGCATAATAGGAAAGGGTTAGTTGTCTTATGCTTATTACTTAGTTTTTTCACCATCTCGTTTGGCCACATATAGAATACCCCCGTTTTACTCTATATTATTCTTTTTATTTCTAGGTGCATATTTTCTATTGATACGAGTTGCTTGTTTTTCAGCGAATTCCATTGCATCCAAAATACTTTCCATAGCTTCGGTTGAAATAGGCTCCCCATCATACAACAATCCATCTCCGTTTTTCAAATCTTCTTTAAGTGAATCCATTCTTTTTTTCATATCTATTTCTTCTTTGAGAGTAAAACCCTCTGAATTTATATTTTTATGGCGGCTTCTGCCATGTAAATAATCTAAACTTACATCAAAATAGGTAGCTATTTTATTTTGAATTTCAGCATCAGGCATTCTTTTAGATTGTTCATAAGAAGCATAAGTAGTCTTTGCTACTCCTAATATTTTCGCCATATCAGCTTGTGTTTTTTTACTTTCTTTTCTTAGCTCTTTAATTCTTAATGCGAACATATGTGCACCTCCTTGATTCGAATTATACTATACAAATTGCGTACTTTCTATTTCAAATAAAAAAATGATACAAAAAGAGTATTTTACTATTGACATAATACAAAATGCGTATTAATATAAAGGTACGCAATTCGTACTACTTAGAAAGGAGTGCTAAAAATGGAGTGGTTAAAGAAATATAGATTAGAAAAAGATATGACACAGCAAGAAGTAGCTGAACAGTGTGGTATACCCAAAAACACATATGCATCTATTGAGCAAGGTAAAAGACGGCCATCGCCAGAACGTGCGAAGTTAATCGCAAGTAAGCTGGGATTCGACTGGACTATTTTTTTTAACAATTGAGTACGCGATATGTATTATTTTAACTTAAGTTTATGTATCACGCGGAAAAAAATTGATACATCGGAAGAGGTGAGGAAATGCTTAGCATAATTACCTTCATTATCGCCCTTGTTTCGGTCATTGTTGCTCTTTGGAATCTACTTGATTCTTTGGACCGTTAACATTGTATTTTATGCCATAAAATTTAAATTTCTTTCTTTCTGTTACAGCATAAGGGTCCCTGAAAAACGCTATCTTAGGTACTTTAAAAGAGATAGCTACTTCGCTTGTAATTTCATTTCCCTTAGTATTGGCGATGAATATATCAAAATGGGTGAAAGAATTTGCTTTAATAATGCCATGATTCTTCTCTGGTATTTCTAGCTCATTGATACTTTGTTCATTACTGTAAACTTCATAAACTCTTGCTTGTTTAAATTCAGGATGCAAGCTCTTCGCAGTCAATAGATATGAATTTATATTTGTTTCTGTAGGAAACGCTCTTAAGTCAAAGTAAGCTATATCATTTGGAGACGGATTTAAGATTTTTATACTGCATAAATAGCCAGGACCATAATTATCAGTTTGTCCATCATTGTTAATGAGTGTCAGTACATTACCATCAATTATTCTTATATTATTATCGAAATAAACTTTTATTCTTTTTCGATTAATAAAAGTTATCCAAATTGATGTGCCCAAAGATATAGCTGCAAACGTAAGGCTAATAATTTCCAAAGTCATTGTTCTACCTCATTATAAGGTGGGAAGTTGAAAAACTCGTGTACAGATATATTCAAACCAACACAAATTTTATAAATAGTATCAGCTTTAGGAACACTGTTTCTATTAACTATATTACTGAGTGTAGATGCGGTAATTCCAGATAAATCAGCCAATCTATTTAGAGTTATGTTTCTTTCTCTCATGTACATATACATTCTATTAATGATTAATTCACTATGTTTCATAGTATTACCTCCATTTTTAACCCACTAGGGTTATCTTAAGAGTAACATTTATTTTTTGGAATTATTTACCCAAAAGGGTAGACAAAAAACCCAATAGGGTATATATTAGTTTTATACCCAAAAGGGTAAAGGTGGTGAGGAAATTGACAGTAGGAAGCAACGTGAAATTTATACGTGAAAAAAAATCTATGTCCCAATCTAAATTATCTGATATTAGTGGGGTTCCCCAAACAACAATTAGTGGGATTGAGGGAGGTAAAACGCCGACTTTAATTATTGCTAAAAAACTAGCAGATGCATTAGGAGTGACAACAGATGACTTACTTCAAGAGTCAAAGATGGCTTAATTAAATGTAACTCTAATTTATGTATCACGCGAAAAGAAATGATACAAAAGAGAATAAAAATAATATGGAAGAGAGCTGGTGCAAAATGAAAAAAGGATTTTTTGAAGTTGGAGATTGCATTGAGATAAGTGGAGAAATAGTTGGATTGGTGATTATGGCAGATTCAGATAGGTTTGGTCTAAATAGATTATTTTATTCAAATGGAAGTTGGTTATTATGCCCTGATATTAATATGTATTCAAATGAAGCAGTTAGTTATGAAAAAAAATATTGGATAAAAAAAATTACCGCTCCAAATGAATACACTGTGATGGTTGTAAAGCCGTTAAAACATTAGTCTTTAAAGTTATCATAAGGAAATCTATGGAGTACGAAAGGAGAGTAAAGGTAATAAAAAATTCAATCGACGCTACAAAAGTTATGAAGTATATAGGAAGCATCCCGCAGAAACAATTAGCAGATTTACTTTTGACAAGCAGGCCTAATGTGAGTCATATGCGGACAGGTAGGCGAAAGATGCAGCAAGATTTAGCTATTACAGCATTAAATAATGTACAGAGTAACCTATTCAAATTAGCACTATCGCATGAATTTACTGAATTGGTACCTGACGTTTTTGACGGACAATGTGTGAATCAGAATCCATTAAGTTTTCTTGTAATGTATGAGCAGGAAGCCAACGAGTTTAGTTCAAATATTGATGAGATAATGAAAATTTTTGTAAAACCAGCAAGCCAATTAACACAAGGAGAAAGGCTAACCGCAAGAGATGGTTTGAAGGAATTAATTGATGCGCTTGGTTGGGGCTATAACCTTTTATTTTATGCAAGTGATCATCTAAACATTGATGCACATAAATTAATAAGTGAACAAGATGAAAGCTGGAAAATGAAAAAATGGATTTGAGGTGTTGGATATATGAGCAAAGTTTGCGATGGAGAAAAGGCTGTGAAGATTGAAATAGTTTACACAGAACTAACCCAAGAACAGGAACAAGCAATGTTTAACTTCTTTAAGAGCCGATCTTTTCCACGAATAATAAAAAAACTGGAAGAAGAGGAGCGAAAAAAATGTTAATAGCAGTCTTAATCACACTGAGTCTTGGAATTGTTATGAATATAGCGCTTTATGCGTATCAGAAGGGCTGGGAAAAGAAAAATGTCGATACCGATTTGGATTGCGATTGTCTGGATACTCGGGTTACTCGGACTGTTAAACATAATAGAAAATGTTAATAAATTGTACAAGAAGATAAAAAAAGTTGGATTTGCTAGCTGGTATGAAAGTTGGATTTACAAATGAGTATAGGATTACTTTTCATCAGTTTTGCGGTGTTTATAGCATTAATAGTAGCTTTTAAAAGCGAAGAAGGAGGGTTCAAACGATGGAAGAAATAAGAGCAATTCAAAAAGTTGTGACCGTTAATAACGAAAAAAAATATATTGTAAGAATTACACCAATCAATGACTCCACAGGGAGAAAAACATTTAAAGGCGTAAAGGTAAATATGTTACTTGAAAATGGAGAGCACTTTGCTCAAGATACGTTTGCATCAACTATCAGTCCTGGAATAATTGAGAATTGGCTAGTAAACATGCATAACGCAAGTGAAAAAGTTCAGAAAACCATGGACGCATTCGAAAGTTGGGATGGTGAATTGAATGAATACTGGTGATTCACCGAGCTTCACGATTGTAGAAGGAGTATTAATTGTAACGACAAAAAAATAAACTCGTGCGCTAACACGAGTCTAACATAGATAGCTATTCGCTAAATATAAGAGTTGAATTACTTATAGTATATGCGATTAGCCCCATTTTGACAAATTAAATTTTAGAAAGGGGTCTTTATTATGCAAATTAAGACTAATGAGTTCATTGAAATTTTAAAGAATTCAAGAACTCACTCATTAGAACGAATTAAAGCTTTAGAACTTAACTTATTCAAGTACAAACAAGCAAACACGAAACCGCCAAAACATCTAATTGAAAGGATTAATAGACATAAAGGAATGATTGATTCCATAAAAACATTAGAAGATGAATTGAAACAATCAGAAAACGAATTCTGTGAATTTTAAAAATTGGAGGGTCTATTATGACACAAAAAAGTATTGAGGAAATGAAATTTGAAGAGGCGAAAAAATTAATAGCTGACTTGCAAGCAATTGCTACATTTAATGAAAACATAACTTGTGCTGTAAATGTAAGTTTCCATGACGGTGCAGTGGTTAATAGTGCTACATTCGTCGCAGGTGAAAAAGAAGATTTATTATCAATGTATGAAGATATAGCTGAAACGTTGGTATATGAATTTATGAAAAGTAATGATAGTTCATATTATGTATTTGGATTAACGGAAGCAGCTAAAGAAGGGGCTTTAAATGGTTACAATAAATTCAAACAAGAAGCAAAGGAGAACACAGATGAAAACAATTAAATTGCTAAAGCTTCAACTAGAAAATTTTAAAGGTATCAAGGAACTAGAAATTGATTTTCAAGATAATACATCAATATACGGAGCGAATGCTTCGGGGAAAACAACGATACTAGATGCTTTTACATGGCTTTTATTCGATAAAGACAGCACAAATAAAAAAGATTTTGCTATTAAAACGCTGGATATGGAAGGAAACGTTATTCACAAGTTGAATCATGTTGTAACCGCAGTATTGGATATTGACGGCGAGCAAATAGAATTGTCTAAAAAGTACATGGAGAAGTGGACAAAATCAAAAGGAAAACTAGAACAAGAGTTAACTAGTCATACTACAGAATATTATATCGACGAGATCAAAAAGAAAGCAAATGAATACAAATCATTTATTAGCGAGCTACTAGACGAGGAACTTTTCAAACTAATTACTAACCCTTTGTATTTCAATGAACAGTTTGACTGGAAAAAAAGACGTGCAATGCTAATTAAAATTGCAGGCGATGTAACAGACGCAGAAGTAATGAGTGCAGATGATTCACTGAAAGATTTAAGCATCTTTCTTGGAAAGCACTCGATTGAAGATAAATTAATTCAGATTAATGAACAACGTAAAAATTTGCGTAAAAGATTAGAACTTATCCCCGAACTTGTAAACGAAGCTACTAAAGCCAAACAAGATGTAACCGGCTTAAATCCGAGCGATATTAAAGGCGAGATATCAATAATTGAAGAACAGATTCAACTTATTGAACAAGAAAAAAATGTTCTGAAAAATGGTGGAATACAAACTGAGCTTAATAAGCAAAAAGCGAATATTGAACTTGAACTTACAAAAATCAAAGTAAACGAGCAAAAAGAAGTACAAGAGCAACTGATGAATAAAAAGGAAGAAATATTTACTGAAAGAAATGGACTTAAAAATGTAGAAAATGAAATTGTAGAATCTGCTTTTCTTATTCAACGTAAACAAGAAGAGTTAGCTACCAAGCATCAGGAATTAATAAAGCTCGGCAAAGAATGGGATACATTGCAAGTAGAGCGTTTTGACGAACATCGCAAATCATGTCCAACTTGTGGTCAAGATTTCCCTTCTAATCATTTAAATTCTATGATTGAAAAATTTAATCAGGAAAAAGCAGAGAAAATCAAAGCAAATGAACTAGCTGGAAAATCGACAAAAGATGAAATAAATCAAATTGAGACGGATATTACTGAAATAGAATTTAAAATTAAAAATCAATATAAGAATGAACAGGCTGAATTTCAATCGAAACTAGAAATATTAGATCAACAAAAAGCAGAGTTAGAATCGCAACTGAAACAAGTTGAAAACTCTACTAATTACATTGAGAAACAATCTGAACTGGAAATGATTGAAGAAAAACTGCGTGATGAAAAAGGTGCTTCTGTAACGGCAGTAGCAGAGATTCAAATCAAAATTGACAAATTGAATGCTGAAGCAAGTGAGTTAAAAGCTGATTTAGCAAAATTTGATAGCAATCAGAAACAAGATAGTCGTATTCATGAATTAGAAGAAGAATCGGCAGAAAAAAGCGTCAAATACAATGAGCTAGAAAAAGGATTATATCTCATCGAACAGTTTAATAAAGCAAAATGTAATCTTCTTGAAGACAAGATTAACAGCAAATTCAAATATGTTTCATTCAAGCTATTCAAAACACAAATAAACGGTGGGATTGATGAGTGCTGTGAAACGATTTACAACGGAGTTCCGTATAACAGTGGACTTAACAATGCTGCACGCATAAATGGCGGTTTAGACATTATTAACGCATTAACTGAATATGTACAAGTAATCGCACCAATTTTCGTGGACAACAGAGAATCAGTAACTGAATTAATCCATACAGAATCACAGCTAGTTAGCTTAATCGTTTCTGAGAAAGACAAAAATCTAAGAGTGGAGGCGTAATACATGGCAAATGAGATTTTAGACAAACAAACCGTTTACGAGGTCAATGGGGAAGAAGTGAAATTATCTGGAAATATTATTGCTCAGTACCTGGTTAGGGGCAATGAGAAAGTAACTGAACAAGAAATAGTAATGTTTTTGCAACTATGTAGGTATCAGAAATTAAACCCATTTTTAAACGAAGCATACTTGGTAAAATTCAAAGGATCTCCGGCGCAGATTATTACGTCGAAGGAAGCCTTTATGAAAAGAGCGGAGTCGCATCCACAATATGATGGCCTAGTTGCTGGGATTGTGGTCGAACGAGAAGGACAAATGGTCGAAGTTGAAGGTGCAATTAAGTTAGATAAAGACAAGTTGATTGGTGGATGGGCAAAAGTATATAGAAAAGATAGAGATAAGCCCATCGTTACAAAAATTAGTTTATCAGAATTTGGGAAAGGGCAGGCGACTTGGAAGCAAATGCCGTTGAATATGATTCGTAAAACAGCAATCGTTAACGCAATGCGAGAAGCTTTTCCTGATAATTTGGGCGCAATGTATACGGAAGATGAACCTTTTTCACCGGATGTAGAATCGCAAGTACAAAATGAAATTTCTAATCTGGCAAATAACGAAGTAATAGATATACCTGTTGAAGAAGAAACTAAACCAAGTCAAGTTCATCCAGATGAATTAGAACCAGAGCCAGTTGATATGCCATACAATGAACCACCTGCATCGAGACCGTATTAATGGAAATTAAGACAATTGCGAGTGGAAGCAAAGGGAACGCCTACGTAATCAGTAGCGGGCGTTCAAAGTTGTTACTTGAGTGTGGTATAAACTTCGACATTGTAAGAAAAGCACTGAACTTTGATTTATCGGATGTCAATGGTTGTCTAATAAGTCATGAACACGGTGACCATGTTGCTGGCGTCAAAAAGATGTTACACACATCGAACATTAAGATATACGCATCTGCAGGCACCTTATCTGCTTTAAATGTTACAGACAGCCGACAATTCATTTTAAAAGAAAAAAACGCTCAAAACATCGGAGAATGGATTATTTTACCGTTTCAAACTGAACATGATGCAAAAGAGCCGCTTGGTTTTATGATTCAACATAATAACGAAAGACTACTTTTCATTACAGACAGTTATTTTGTAAGATACAAATTCAAAAACATCAATTATTTAATGATTGAGTGTAACTATTCAGCAGATATTTTAGAAGAAAATGTAATAAATAATGTTATACATCCAGTTCAAAAAAAGCGTGTTTTACAATCGCATTTCAGCTTAGAAAATGTAAAAGAGTTTTTGAACGCAAATGACTTATCGCAACTAAGAGAAATTCACTTGTTACACATTTCAGATAGGAATGGTGACCCTGAAAGATTTAAAAAAGAAATTCAAGCTATGACCGGCGTTCCGGTTTATGTATAGGTGGTGACAATATGGCAAGGCCGTTAAAAGAAGGATTAGATTATTTCCCGCTAGATGTAGATGCTGATTATGATGATAAATTTCAATTAATCGAAACCCTACATGGACCGACAGGATTTGCGATAATGATCAAGTTATTTATGAAGATTTATAGTCAAAACTTTTACTATAAGTGGACAGAAACAGAGCAAATACTGTTCGCGAAAAGAGTTAATGTTGACATTAATACCCTTAAAACAGTAGTTAGTGACTGCATTAAGTACGATTTGTTCGACAAAAACCTTTTTAATGAGTTTCAAATACTAACAAGTCTAGGAATTCAAGAGAGATATTTCACCGCAATTGGCCGAAGAAAAAAACAAATAGTAGTGCTTGAGTACTTGTTGTTAGATAGGTCAGAAGTAACAAGTTTATGCCCGAAAATCATTTTTGCTAACAGTAATGGGATAAATGGTGACATTAATACAGAACAAGAAGGGTTAATGTCTACATTAAGTACACAAACTAAAGTAAAGGAAAGTAAAGTAAATAAAAGTAAAGCAGTAGAGAGCGAGCAAGAAAAACTACCGGATAAAATTGTAAACGAAAAAACTACTGCTACTACTGCCTATAAATTTTGGGAAGAAAATGTTGCAATTACCGGATTATCGGAATTCGATAGAGAATTGCTAAAAAAACTTATTTCTCTAGGGGGCAACGAGTTAACAGTACACGCCATGAAAAAAGCAATTGAACTAAACAGGCGAAGAATGAAAACTGTTGATACTGTTCTGCGCGGGTGGTTGGATAATGGAGTTAAAACCACCGCAGAAGCAGATGAACAAGAAAAAAACTGGAATGGTGGTGCTAATAAGAATGCGCGAGCAGAACCAGCAAAACAAGAAATTAAAATCAGCGACCAATATAATTTCGGAGCTACAAGAACGGATTGACAGACATACGCTTACTGAAGCAGATGAGCAAAAAATCCGAAAACAGATTGCAAAAGAAGACGCTGAACTGGCAGCTAAAGCACTTGACGCTGATAGAAATCACCAGTTAAATAAAATATTTTCTAATAGCATGATTAATAAAAAGCTTGAAAATGCGAGTTTTGAAAACTATCACGCAGAGAATGAAGAGAATGCGAAAGCTTTGGCAGTTTGTAGAAGGTTTGTTGAAACGTTTAATCTTAATCAGCCTAGAAGCTTGCTACTAACAGGTTCCTATGGTGTTGGTAAAAGTCATTTAGCAGCTTCCATTATGCGAGATATTAGTGAAATAGATATTGTACTAAAAAGAGACAATGAACGTGATGTCGTGTTAAAGACGAGAAAACCAACGATGATTTTTATTAACACGCCTAAGTTATTAACAAAAATCAGATCATCATTTAGTAAAACGAGTGAGTTTACTGAAGCAGATTTGTTAAATGAAATCGAAAGCGTAGACCTACTAGTCTTGGATGATTTTGGAAGTGAAATCAAAGAAGCAAATAACGATTTTGCTGTACAAAAGATTTTTGAAATTGTGGAAGGGCGTGTTGGAAAACACACTGTCTATACTACGAACTTTAACGTAGATGAACTATTTAATTTCTATGGAGAACGTAATTTTAGCAGAATTATGGAAGATGCAAATTTAATTCAAATGTCAGGAGAAAATTATAGATTGCGAGGATTTAAAAAATGATACTTACTCAGAAAATGCCGGAATATGTCGGATTTGATGGACCGTCGCCAGCAAATATAATCATTTGGAAGCTGTTAGACAAGAAGATAGCTAAAACGGTATGTTACACGGCCGAAGAAGTAGAAGAACAATTAAGATTACATTCTTGGAAGTTTGATGGTTATGAGGTTTTGAGTGATGAAAACTTATAAAATCTGGCTGAAAATTTACTGGATTTCTGGTATTTGTCAAAATCGAAGTTTTGAGGTAGAAGCTAGAACTTTTAAAGAAGCATTTGATACTGCAGAAAAAATGGTTCCACGAAAAAAAGTGAAGAAAATAAAACATCTGCAGGGAGATATTGTTGGTTACATTTTTGAGCCGCCAACGAAAGGAGCTAATAATTTTGAAACGAATTGAGTACGTTGAAATCATTAAAAAAATTCCCGGGACACCTTTTAGATTAGGAGGGATATACGAAATAGAACGAATGGGTTCAGCAAATGCACGTGTGAGAATTAACAACAGTATTTATCAGGTTCCTAAAGAAGCATTAAGGCTAGTTGAGCAAGTGGAGCGAGAGCGGTGGGAAGAAAATGACGATAAAATTTGTGATTAATATTCCTCCGCACCCTCAAGAACGGCCACGTTTTAGAAATGCAGGCAATTTCGTACAAACATACGATCCGCCTAAATCAAAAGAATACAAAAAGAAAATAGCGAACGTCGCAAAAATGTATGCACCAGGAACACCGATAGGCACACCAATTCAAATAAAATTAATATTCTTTGTGTCTATTCCTAAGTCGAAATCTAAGATTTGGAAACAACGAGCATTGCTAGGACAAGAATTTCCCTCAGTACGCCCGGACATTGATAACTACGTTAAAGCCATTTTAGATGCGCTTAATGGAATTATGTTCAGTGACGATGGAAAGATTGTTGAATTAATCGCTTATAAGAGATATTCAGACTTACCTAGAACGGAAGTTAGCATAACGGAATTAGTTTCAGATGTTCAAACAAAATTATTTTAAAAAAATTGGAGGAAAAAGAAATGATTACATGTATATCAGAATTACGAGGATTCCAAGCAAAACCGAATGGTGATATTGAAATTAAGCTAGTTGTTAGCAATGATAGTTTGTCTGGTCAATTAGAAGAGTTACTTGATTTAGTTGATTCAAAAGTTGAAGTGAATATTTCAAGTAATGATATTCGTTATCATGAAAAAGTGGATCCTGAAACGCGGGAACCAATACTTAAATATATGGTTAATAAAGACGGTACAGTAGAAATGTACTCACAAGAAAAACTTGATTTAGAACTGGAAGAATTACCCGCAGAAGAACGTTCAAGCGTAATTAATAAATCCGAAATTGATGAATATATTCTTGCTTGTGATAGCGGACCTATGACTGTCCCAGGCGGAATTTTTGAAGGCAAAGAAGTGCTACAGAAGTTATCTGAAGGAGAAGATTTAGCGGACTTGGCTAAATACTATGGTATTCCACTTCAAGAAATGCAAGGCACCTTGGACGATTACCGTAAATTTGTAGCACCACAGGCAAAAGCATGGCAAGACTGGAAAAATAATTCTGAACAAAGAGCTGATAGTGAAGAACAAGAATCTGAAAATGATGATCAAGCAACTTTAGAGTTTGAAACCGAAGAGTAAATTTACGGGCGGGAAACCGCCCTAATGAAGAGGTGAGAAAATGCCATCAGAGGCGCTAAATTTATTCGATTTAATGGATTACTATCCTGAGCAAGCAGCCGAAAAAAAGCGAAAAGAAGAAGCTTTAAAGCCAATTAAAACTCATAAAAACGATAGATTAGATTATCCTACAGCAAGAGCCGAAATAGAGCGTATTTTAGGTAAGAAAGTAACTACAGTTTGCGGATATTATGATCACCCTATTAATAAAGAGATTCGCTGGATATTCAATTTAGAAAAAGGATGCTGCTACATTAACAACAAATGCCAACTTTATTCAACAGAAGAAGGAAAAGGATATAAATATCGCGGAAAAGTCCACGAGGAGGTTTTCTACAATGCAGACGATAGAAAAAGAGCTACTACAACAATTAAGTGAGCGAACAATAGCAGTTCAACATCAGATAGCTTCGCTTTTACATACTGAAAAATGCAGTTTGAAAGAAGCGTTAGCGATGACGGATAAAGAAATTGAATCAGCATATAACGAAATGCGTATGTTATTAGAAAGCTAAAGTGATCTAACGCATGTACGAATTAAAAAAAGCGGATAAAGACCACGTTGCAACTCCACGTTACGTCGTTGAAGACATATATAGCTTGATAGATATTGAGTCGTTTAAAAGTTTGTGGTTCCCGTTCAATCATTACGATTCTGAATTTAAATTAAAAGCAGAAGAATTAAATCTTAAATATAAAGCGACACATATTTTTGATGATGTGGGAAACGATTTCTTTACAACGGAACCACCGGGAAATTGTGATTTAATGATTAGCAATCCACCGTTCTCTGAACAGAATCGGATTATAGAGCGTAGTTTTCAACTGATAGACGAACAGAAAATAAAGTCATTTGCTTTACTATTGCCGCTCTCGACTCTCGAAACTGAGAAATGAGCAAGCATATTCGAACAATATAGCGACAAACTAGCGATATTGATATTTAAGAAAAGAATCAAGTTTTTAGGACATAAAACTAGCTTCAACCGCGGTTGCTGCTGGATTTGTTATAACATACCTGCTTTGGAAAACAAAAGAATTCAATGGGTTTAGGAGTGAGAACATGACAGAATACGCACTTTATAAAGCAGATGAACTACTAATAATCGGCACAGTAGACGAACTAGCGGAGTTTCAGAAAGTGAAGCGTGAAACGATTTTGTTTTATGCTACGCCTACGTATCAAAAGAGGACGACTGATAAGGGGTTAAGAGTAATTAGAGTGGATTAGAAAGGATGTTTTTCTTGGGGAAATATTACTGGCACGTGTCAAGACTTGGTGGGAAACCGACAGAAATTCGACACTATAATCACATTACAAAAATGTATAAATTTATTTTGCGAAATCCGGCAATGTTCAAAGACAAAACTTTAACGATTTATGATGACGTAAAAGCAGTTACAAACATGACGTTTAACGAAATAAAGTATAGAGCCAGTCTGAATTTATGTGAGACGTTAGAAAGAAGATATGTGTTAGGGCTTAAGCAAAGACTTTTCAAGGAGGAACAAGCATGAAAGTAAAATTAATAGAAGAGCAATTTAATAATCTCGATGGCACTACTTTACAAGTTATGTATGACAAACAGCAAGATTCAAACTTACTAATTTTAACACCAGAAAAAAACGGCGAATCTGTAAGTATATGGGTAGGTGCAAAGTTAAAATATAAACTTTTTGAAGCGTTAAATACTGAAAAATTGAGTGATTTAGACGAAATTCTTTTAGATGAATTAAAAGAAGTCTTGCAAAAATATGAATATGATTTTATTGCAACAATAGCAGCAGCGGAAGAAAATATAGAATTTAGAATTGCTTGGATTCAAAGCAAGAATCAATCAGCGATTATTCAAAAACTGGCAATATGGGCTGATTTGGAGGGTAAAGCATGAGTAAATACTTCGAATACACACGAGAAGAAAACGAATATTATGCGCTAATTAAAGCAGAAAGCAAAAAACAAGCTGATTTTGTATACTGGCGTGATGTTGTTAAGCGCGAAGAAGAATTTGCAAAAACTGGACTAATGACTGAATTCAATGCCGTTGAAGTAAATGAGCAAAAAGCACTGAAACTCTTCATGTCATCCTTGCAAGAACATGAAACAGAGGAAGAAATAAAACAGGATTTTTATAATGCAGGAAATGAAGTGATTTTACTACTTGATGCTGATTTTATTTGAGATTGGAGGGTGAGGCATGAGAGAGATTGAGTTTAGAGGTTTATTTAAAATTGACCCATCAATCAAAATGCCAAAACTAACTACTTGCGACATGTGCTGGGGCACAGGAACTATAAAAGTACTTGTCGCGTACGCTCGATACAATGCAAGTGATTTAACAAGAGCAAAATATGTGGATTGTCCGAAATGTAAGGGAGTTGAGAAGAATGCCAGGATTAATTGCTAAACAACCAAACGGATTATATTGTCGAATATCAACTGTAGTAGAAGCGCAAACGCATCACGACATGACGAAAGAGGAATTAGAATATTATTTAATTAATGAAAGGTCATTAGATATAAATCTTGTAACGTTAGATGATTGGTTAGCATTCTATGAAGTCGATTTCAATGTAGCTATTAAACAACTCGGTTCAGTTTCAGGGAATTTAACTTTTGAAGAAGCTAAAGCATGGCTGATAGAAGTTGGTTATCAACATGCAGACAAATTTATGGAGAAAATAGCGTATAAGTGGGATGAGTGGGAGGAAGACAATGACTAACACAATAAAAATATCTGAAAAAGATAAAGTGTTCCAGATTGCGACGGAAGCTGGGTGGGTTGAACAGACTGGAATGCAAGTGACGATTGACGGAATAGACTTTGCAATATGTGTGTTCAATGAAAAAAGCAATGATTTTATACAAGTGACCGAAATCAAAAGTGGTGCTGGAGTGCTAACTATACCAATTAATTTGCTAGATCTTTTTGCTTTAGATACTCGCGATAAAGCAATCGAATATTATAAAGATAGCGTGATTCCTTTGATTCAGAAAAAAATCGAAATAAACGGATTAGACAAATTTAGAAAAGAAGTTGAAAAAGCGAAAAGCTACATGGTTGAAAAATACGGAGAACGACCGGAAATTAAAAATTTAGAGGAGGAAAGCAAATGACTAAATTACATGAATTAAAAACAATGAGGGAATATTTTGCGGCTGTTGCTGAAGGACGTAAAACATTTGAAATTAGAAAGAATGACCGTGATTTTAAAATAGGTGATTATTTATTGCTGAAGGACTTTGAAGAGACCTACACAGGATGGGTAGCCTTAGTAAAAGTTATTTATATGACTAATTATGAACAAAAAAATGATTATGTTGTGCTAGGAATTGAATTAGATGCACAGTTTGGTATCAGAGAATGTACGTGAAAAATCGAAGGAGGAAAATTAAACGGAAAATAACTATAAAACAGAACTCAAAAAGAGAGCTCGATAATGCGGTTTATCAATTTATTTTAGCCAATCCAAATGTTGAATTTAAACATGAAATTAGGCTTAAAAAAACATGGCGAGGAAAATGGAAATGGATTCTAAAAATAGAGATAACAAAAGTATAGGAGGACGAATGTATGGGCGAAACAACTGAAATGATTTTAGAGGGTATTTTGTGTGAAAGTTGCGGAGTATTCATTGATGATGCAAATCCGGGATATCCGAGAACATGTGAAGATTGCGAGGAAGATAACAATGAAAAACGGTAAAAAGTTAACTAGAAACCAAGCAACGATGCTAAAAAATAATGGCCTTAATCCGGATAATTGGCTCATAGTAAAAAATCTTAATGATCGAATGGAGGTAGTACACCGAGAAACCGGAAATACAAAGGTGATTTATAAATGACAGTACACAGATTAAAGATTTTACCCGAGTTTTTTGAGAAAAAAAGAACACTTGTAAAAGCGTTTGAAATAAGAAAGAATGACCGTAATTTCATGGTCGGGGATACTCTTATCCTGCAAGAATATGTAAATGGTGAATACACTGGGCGAGAGTATTGGGAAGATGTTGTTTATATTACCGACTACTTGCAAAAAGAAGGAATTGTAGTCATGGGGACACTACCAAATGAGCGAGAATATCCGTTTTAAAGGGTGATGACATGTATAAAACAGAAAAACGAACATTACGGCAAAACAAAATGATTCATGCTTTGATTAGTGACATCGTAAAGCACACTTATAATGATTTTGAAGCGACAAAACCGAGAAGCTTCAGCAATGATTGTCAGGTTGTAAAAGAAACGTTAAAAGTAGCATATGCAGTTGAAGCAAATTTACCGGATGATTTCAGTACAGCGAAGTTATCAAAAATACAAGCTCGTGACTTCATAAGTTCCATTATAGAGTTTTGCTTTCAATTTGATATACCGTTATCCGCATCAGGACTGCAAATGACGGATGATATCAATAGATACCTGTTCTTATGTATCAAATACAGAAAATGCGCTGTAACAGGCCATAGAGGCGAAATACACCACATAGATGCAATTGGTCAAGGAAGAGATAGAAGAAATTATGATCACAGTAAATCAAGATTAATTTGCTTATCTCGAAAAATGCACACAGAAGCACATCAGATTGGATGGTTAACATTTAAAAACAAATACCACGTTGATGGAATAATTTTAAGTCCAGAAGCAGTAAAAGAATTAAATATATAAAAAAAGCCAGAGCGACCGCTCCGGCGTGGAATGTGATTCCTAGACAAAATCATTATACCACAATGGAGGGGTTGCGTGTGATGGCGCTGTTCGAACTACCGCAAATTGACAATGTTAGAACAAAAAGAAACGTAATAAGAGCTTTAGAAAAATATAAAATTATGAGAGTTAGACTCGGCGAGAGAAGAATGCCAAAGTTAACTTCTACATTGACCATAGTGCCACCATCATTTAATAATGAATTCCATTCTACGACGGAAGAAAGTGCAATATGGAATGTAGATGCAGTAAATGAAGCAAAAGCATATGTTAAATTGATTGATCATCACATCAACCAACTTCCTGAACGGAGTAGGCAAGTGATACTAACTAAATTCATTGAAGAAAATAGTGATTATGAAGCTATGTTGGCTATACATGTAAGCCACTCGCAATATAAAGAAGAAAAGAGAAAAGCAATTGAACGTCTAGCCTACCAACTTAATATAGTAGTTGAAAAATGAGGAGGGAACACAATGAATAATTTAGCAGTATTAGATAAAAATAATACATTGAACAGTCGTGAAGTTGCTGAAATGGTAGAAAAAAGGCACTCTGATTTACTGCGTGATATCGAAACTTATATCAGATATATCAATCAAAACGCAAAACTGCGTTCTGATGATTTTTTCAGTGAATCTACTTATCATGCCGGCACTGGGAAAGAATATAAGTGCTATGAAATTACAAAAATGGGCTGTGAAATGATAGCTAATAAATTAACTGGGGCAAAGGGCGTACAGTTCACAGCTTTATTTGTACAAAAGTTCAACAAGTTAGAAGCAAAGGAAATGCAAACTTTCTATATTCCAGGAACTTACGCTGAAGCACTTACTCTTGCAGCTAAACAAGCTGAACTAAATGAACAGTTAATGTTAGAAAATGAAGCGAAAACACAAACTATAGCTGAATATGAACCAAAAGTGAGTTATTATGATCAGATTTTAAAATCTCCTGGATTAATAACTGTTACGCAAATTGCAGCTGATTATGACTTGACCGCATATAAGCTCAATAAAATATTATACGAAGAACAGGTGCAGCATAAAGTTGGTGGACAATGGATATTATACAAAAAACATATGAATTTAGGTTTGACTAAATCAGAAACGGTCAGCATAGTTCACAGTAATGGACGTCTAGGAACAAAAGTAAACACCAAGTGGACACAAAAAGGGAGATTATTTATACATGAAATTCTTGAAAAAGTTGGAATTCAGGCTGTTATCGACAAGGATATTTAAAAAATCGGCTTTATACCGGATAAAATTAAACTTTTTGCTGACTTTTTACTGGCTTTTTACCGGACAAAAAACAAGGAATTCCGTGATAAGATGTTATTGTCAAGAAAATAAGAAATACGTCAATACCTCCATCCCCTAGTGGCAGAAAAGTTCTGATGTGGAGGTTTTTTTAGTTATTAGGATTGAATGGCTGTAATTGATCTAGGAGATTTTGTTAAGTAGTGGCTCCTTGAAATCTTTATACCTTATTTCTCTCTAAAGATTGAAATGTTACTTTTTGTTTGTTATATTAAAAATAAAAAGGGTGTTTATGAATGGAAGTTGGAAGTTGGGCAGAATGGGTATCAGGAAGTGGGACATTACTCGCGGTTGGAACGTCATTGTATTTGGCAAACAGAAACGCAAAAAAAAAATTATTAGTTTCACATGAAATTAAAGAGATGGGAACTTTTGAAACAAACTCTGAGTATAACATAGAAACATTAGTTGTAACTGTCGCAAATATGGAAATCACCCCAGTACAAATAAGAGATATATATTTTTTTTCAAAAACTATATCAATAAAACTACCAATAAAGGTAAGAGTTGGATTTGCTACTGGTAATAATCTTCCATGCTTTGTTGATCCATTTTCAGAAGTTACTTTTTTAGTGGTCTATAATGATTTCCAAAGTAAGTTAAAAGAAAAGAATGTAAGTGGGACCACTGCAGGATGTATATTGGCTGTAGATGAATCAAATAAAAAGTATAAAAGTAAAGTTAAATTAAATATTTCAGTTAATGATATGTAAAAATCGTTTTCTATATAGGAAAAGAAGAGCTAGAAGAGCCAATAAAGGCTCTTTTTTTATTGGAGGAAATAAAATGAATATCCAAGAAATAGAAGTCAGTGACTAAGAAACACTAATCGAAGCAGATAGATTACTAAGAAGAGATTAATTTTTATATAAGTTGTCAACGAAATAAAGCAAAAACAAACTCAACACAAGACAGGTGGTGACAGTGACATGGCAAGGAAACGCGACCCGCGAAGGATTGAAGCAAAAAATATGTGGCTTGAATCTGGCGGAGAAATGAAATTGGTTGATATTGCAAATAAATTAAACTGCTCTTCTAATCAGATACGAAAATGGAAATCAACAGAAAAATGGTCCATCGATGACGAAATAGAGAGCGTTCCTAAATCGAATAGTAACGTTACTAATGAAAAGGAACGTTACTATAAATTGAAAGGGAACAGTAACGCTATCGGCAATCGCGGAGGTGCGCCACCAGGTAATAGTAATGCGGTTGGCAATGCTGGTGGGAGCGCGCCAATTGGCAATAAGAATGCTGTTACGACCGGTGAGTTTGAAACATTGTCTTGGGAGTTTCTGACAGAAAGGGAACGTCAACTGTATGAAAGCATGAATGGCAATTTAGTAACTCATATTAATCAAACTATTCGTGAGTTAGAAATTAGAAAAAGACGCATGATGGAACGTATCGCAAACATCGAAAAATCAATGTCTGATGTTGAAAGAAGCACGCTTAAACAGCTCAGGGAAAAGGAATACGTTGGTGAGAAGAATGGTAACAAGGTTATTCTTCGCAAACAAGAGCTAGTAACTGTTGAAGAGCGTGAAAAAGTAACCGCTAAAATCGATCGAATACTAAGTCTTGAAAACTCATTGAATAACGTCACGAGTCAGCTAATCAGGGCGATTAAACAGCAAAGTGACCTAGAACAAGCGGAATTAAAAAAAGGTCTTATGCGCTCTCAAACGAGCTTAAATCGCGAGAAGCTATATAAACCAGATGAAGCAAATAAAAGTAACGCGGTAAATAAGCCTGACTTCTCGGGAATGAGTACAGAGGAGTTGAGGAGTTATGCAGCAAGCCTTAGAAAATGATGTAACAGAGCAAGAGGCCTTGTTGGAAGAAATCGATATAGAACTCGCTAAACGTTCTTATCGCGATTATGTTACTTATTCGCATTTTGGTGATTATCAGTTATTTGAACACACTGAATTAATATGTGAGAAGTTGCAACACATCATTGACGGAGAACAGAAATACTACATCTTTGAACTGCCACCAAGACACAGTAAATCAATGACTATTACCGAAACATTCCCATCATACTTCTTGATGAAGAATCCTAAAAAACGGGTCATTACCACGTCCTATTCAGATGCTCTAGCAAAACAATTCGGACGAAAAAACAGAGATAAAATAAAAATGGCCGGTGACCAGCTTTTCGATATACACATCAATCCCGCTAACTCAGGTGTAACAGATTGGAGCATTGACCAGTATGGTGGCGGTATGTATTCAACTTCTATGCTTGGTGGTGCGACGGGTCGTGGTGCGGATTTATTAATTATCGATGACCCAATTAAAAACAGAGAAGAAGCGGAATCTAAGACAATTCGGGATAAGATATATCAGGAGTGGGAAAGCACATTCTTTACTCGTTTGCACAAAGGTCATAGTGTTATCGTTATTATGACTCGGTGGCATGAAGATGACTTAATTGGCAGGTTGTTAAAGGCGAACACACTACCATGGGAAAGAATAAGATTACCAGCTATTGCTGAAGAAGATGACTTACTAGGCCGTGATGTTGGCCAAGCGCTATGTCCGGAGCTTGGCTATAACGAAGAATGGGCTGAAATAACGAAAAAGACAGTAGGTAGTCGAACGTGGGCTTCACTATACCAACAAAGACCGCGCCCAGCCGAAGGGGCAATCTTTAAAGAAAAATGGTTGAGGTACTACGTCCCTAGTGAGGAATTCAGAAAGAAATATGATTTAGGAGACGACGTGGCAATACTGCCGCGTCTTTTTGATAAGTCGGTGCAATCGTGGGATATGGCATTTAAAGATACAAAGACAAGTGACTTTGTAGCTGGTCACGTGTGGAATCGTAAAAAAGCTGATTTCTTTTTTATTGATCGTATACATGACCGGATGGGTTTCCCAGAAACAATTAATGCAGTAAAGAGATTTACTATTAAACACCCCAAAGCGATTGCAAAATACATTGAAGACAAAGCTAATGGTCCGGCAGTTATGCAAACACTAAAAGGACAGATAATGGGAATGATACCTGTGGAACCAGAGGGAGGAAAGGAAGCAAGAGCAAACGCCGTTACTCCGATTTTCGAATCCGGCAATGTGTACTTCCCCCACCCATACTACTGTCCATGGATAAATGATGTTATCGAAGAAGTTTTAGCCTTCCCGAATGGTGAGCATGATGACGACGTTGATACCATGACTCAAGCACTTGTTAAATTGATGATAGGTCAACAGTCGTTGATAGATAGATATAAAAATTTAATGTAAGGTGGTGAGCGGATGTATTCAATTGATAAAGCAAGGCAAGCAAAGATAGATTCAAAGATAGTTAATAGGAATGATTTTATGGTTGGGCACGGGAAAGCAAACTCTCGTGACAAGTTAACAAGGCAAACGCCAGGTAATGGCCAGAAATTAGATTTAAAAGCATGTGAGAATTTATATGCTTCTAACAGTATCGCAATGAATATTGTAGATATAATTTCAGAGGATATGGTCCGAGCTGGCTGGACTTTAAAAACTGATAATAAAGAAGTGAAAAAGAAAATCGAGTCAAAATGGCGTAAGTTAAAAACAAAGGATCGATTTCAGAAGCTTTATGCAGATAAACGACTTTACGGCGATGGCTTTCTAAGCATTGGCGTAGTATCAAGTAATAGGGAACAGGCGGATTTGAGCACTGCTATCGATCCAAAAACAATTAAAAGTATTCCATATATTAATACTTTTAATACACAGAAAGTAACTCAACTCTATTTGAATCAAGATATGTTTAGTGAGCACTTTGGTGAAGTTGAGTTTTTTGAAGTTAATCGCGTGTCCCAACTAGGAGAAGAAATATTATCCGGAACGACAGCATCTTCTTCAGAACAAATTCACCGTTCGAGGATAATACACGAGCAAGGATTGCGTTTTGAGGGCGAAACAAAAGGAAGGTCCATATTTGAATCGCTTTATGATATTATTACCGTGATGGATACGTCTCTTTGGTCCGTGGGTCAAATTCTGTATGACTTTGCTTTTAAAGTCTATAAAACAGATGACATAGATTCGTTAGATAAGGATGACAAGGCAAATTTAACGGCAATGCTAGATTTCATGTTTCGTACTGAGGCACTTGCAATCATCAAGGGAGATGAAGAGCTGTCTAAAGAATCGACAAACGTTTCAGGAATGAAGGATTTACTTGATTATGGATGGGATTATTTGGCCGGAGCTGTTCGAATGCCTAAAACTGTTCTAAAAGGTCAAGAAGCAGGCACTCTTACAGGTGCGCAGTATGATGTAATGAACTACTATGCACGAGTTTCTTCTATCCAGGAAAACAGACTTCGACCTCAATTAGAATACTTAACAAGATTATTAATGTGGGCAAGTGAGGATTGTGGTCCGAGTATTGATCCCGATTCTTTTGAATGGGCTATTGAATTTAATCCGCTTTGGAACTTAGACAGTAAGACAGATGCTGAAGTTAGGAAATTAACTGCAGAAGCAGATCAGATTTATATTGTAAATGGTGTATTAGATCCTGAGGAAGTGAAAGAAACACGCTTTGGTCGTTTCGGATTAGAGAATTCTTCTAAATTCAGTGGTGATAGCGCAGAAATTGATAAATTAGCTAAGCTCGTCTACGACGCATATGCGAAAAAGAGCGCAGATGGGTAAAAGACGTATTCCCGCGACTCGCTATCCACATAATTTAGAAAAGAGTTATACTAAACAGCTAGTAAAACTTAGCACGGCATTATCTGACATGCTTTTACATGAATTTGACACCAGTATTAGTGCCATTCTAAAAACGCCTCAAAATCGCTCTGATGCGTTCAGAGAAGATGGAATAAGCGATGCTGTTCAAGCTGTTTTAAATAAAGTAAAAGCGCTTAGTTCTGGATTATTCAACCCGCGAGACAAGTATTCTATTGCTAGTAAACATGTTAAAGCAATAAATACGACTAATAAATCACAAATAGGCAATCAAGTGCGCTCACAAGGAATTGAACCCACGCAGTCTGAACCATGGTTAAGTGAGTTCATGGACGCTTCGATTGCCGAAAATGTAAGTTATATTGGTTCAATTGCAGACGAATTTAATGCCAAAACAGAACAAATAATTTTGCGTGGTGTAAAAAGTGGTCAGTCGCTAAAAGATATGCGTGATGAGCTGGTAACGCAAGTAGGTACATCAAAAAATAAAGCTGAATTTATCGCTAATGACCAGACCGGAACAATTTTTGGACAGATGACAGCAGAGAGACACAAAAAAGCTGGCATACCTGGTTTTACTTGGAGAGATTCAGGAGATGCTGCGGTTAGACCATCACACCACGCAAGAAATGGCAAAGTTTATTCATATGATGATTCAACTGCACCGATTCCTGGAACTGATTATAGATGTCGTTGCACAGCTGGTCCTGAATTTGATGAGTCTGTAGTTAAAGCTGCAACAAATGAGCGTAAACAACAAGAGCTAGAAGATAAAGCAACATTGAAAAACGCTTATAGCGAAGTAGCTCAAGCTGCTCAAAAAGCTCCGGATAATGTTAAGGACTTAATAAGTAGTAACATTACTGCAAATTCTTTTGAGATAGTGCGAGATAATAATATTGCATATGCTTATCGTCCTTCAACTAAGAAGATAATTATTAATCCAAGCAACAAAGCTATAAAATATTATAATAAGCAAGAAATATTACTTCATGAATCTGGTCATTTGATAGATTATGCGAAATATAAATCTTGGGAAAATAAAAGTTTTACTATTTCCACTCAGATAGAGAAGAAAGTTGCAAAGTGGGATGAAATAAATGAATTGTTCAGTCATGAAAAATGGGCAAACGATGATTATTTTAGCGATATTTGTTCGGCACTTACGGAAAATAGAGTAAAAGGTAATGCAGGACATGCCGCTTCTTACTGGAATCGAAAAGGGAGCATTGAAAAAGAGATTTTTGCAAATTTATTTGCTATGCTAGCAATGAACAAACAAGAATCAATTGCCATGGTAAAAAAACAATTTCCGATGATTTATGGATCATTTATTAAACTGTTAGAAGGTGAATTGAAGTGATTAACTACAAAAAATGGCTTGATAGCATGATGGCTACCGAAGACGGAAAAATACTTTTTGAACATTATAAAAAACTTTATGGCCATTACCCGCCATTCTTACTTGATGCTACAGAAAAAGAACAGTTGGATGAAATTAAACGATTGATAAAAGACGCTGATAAATGATTCAGTGTCTTTTTTATGCCAAAAATTGAAAGGTGGTGAGATTATGAAATGAAGGTGCAACGATTTGATAAATCATTTATTACGGATTCAAATATGCAAGTTACTAAAGAAGGTTACTTAACTGTTAAGGCACCAGTCACTAGGCCGGGGGTATTTCCTTATCAACGAGCGGACGGCAGTATTCAGCTGGAAGCTAAATTACCAGAAAACCTTTTTGCTAGCGAGACAATTCAATCGCTCAATGCAAAGCCAGTTACTAATGACCATCCAAGCGAACCAGTTAATGCGAGTAATCATCAAAAGTATGCAAAAGGAACAACGCATACTGATGCGTGCGTAAGCGACAATAAGCTATTCGTATCTTTTACTATTACAGATTCTAAGACAATACAAGCGGTTCAAGATGGTAAAAGAGAACTGTCCCTTGGCTTTGAATCGGAAGTGGTCAACGAAAGCGGTACTTACGCAGGTGAACGGTACGATGCCGTGCAAAAATCTGTATTAGTCAATCATTTAGCAATAGTGGACGAAGGACGGGTAGGTCCTGAAATTGCAATCAGAGGGGACTCTGCCGCTTATATGATTGATTCAAAAAACACGAAAAAACAAGGAGGAAACAAAATGCCAGTACTCAAGATTGATAGCAAAGAATATGAAGTCGATTCAGTTGTTAAGTCACGATTCGATGCATTAGAAGCAAAACTGGATGCAGCAAATGCTAAAGCAGCTAAAGTTGATGCGTTAGAGGGAGAACGTGACGGGTTAAAAACAAAGTTAGATAAAGCGGAAAGTGATCTGGAAGAAGCTAACAAAAATACAATGACTGAAGAAGACATTGAAAATGCAGTCACAGAACGAGCTGCATTATTAGATTCTGCTAAAGTGATGCTTGGTGATTCGTTTGATTTCAAAGGGAAAACTGCTCGTGAAATTAAAGAAGCTGCTATTAAAACATCGAATGATTCATTTGATTCTAAAGACAAATCAGATGAGTATGTTAATGCTTTTTATGATGCGATGACAGTCTCTGCAGATGCTAAGGGGTATACTGCTGATGCTAACTTTAGCAAAGGTAAACCAGATCCAGAAGAGTTAGAAGAAATTGAAAAGAAAAAAGCAGCACGACAAAATTTTGGTAAGAAAGGAGATAACAAATAATGAGTATTCCAACTGGACAAGAATATATGATGCCCGAATTAGGTTTAGGGAAAATTGCTTCTTATCAACGTTCGCAAGTTGATAGCGCAGCAGTAAAAGCGAATATCAAATTTGGACAAGCTGTTCAAGTGCTTGATGATATGGCTAGTCCTTTGACGACAGGTGATTTTTATGGTGTAGCCGTAGCGAAGAACTACGTAGATGAATATACAGACGATAAAGTAGGTGTGTATAAACCCTCTGAGGCCGTACCAGTGCTACGACAAGGGACAATCACAGTTGTAGTGGATGAGGATGTGAAATCTGGAGAAAAAGCAGTTGTTAATACAGATACCTCTAATTTCTTACCATCTACAACATCAAAAACAACTAAAACAGAAGTTATTGGAGTATTTAAATCAACAACATCAAGAGAAGGATTAGCAAAATTAGAAATTAATCTGCCTTAAAGGCAAAAGGAGGAAGAACAATGCCAGGAAAAATTACAGCAACAATTGAAGCACGTGACTTACAAGCTATTGACAATATTATTTATGAACCGAAACAAGAAGAATTAACCGCACGAAGTGTATTCCCACAAAAATTCGATGTTAACGAAGGAGCAGAGTCTTATGCATTTGATGTTATGACTCGATCAGGAGCAGCTAAAATAATTGCGAATGGCGCAGACGATATCCCGTTGGTTGATGTGGATATGGTACGTAAATCCGTACCTATCTATTCTATCGGTATTGCGTTGTCCTACACAGTACAAGATTTGCGTGCCGCTCGTATGCAAGGAACCACTGTAGATGCTGCAAAAGCGGCAACTGTTCGTCGAGCAATTGCAGAAAAAGAAAACTCTATTGCTTTTAAAGGAGAAAAGAAATATGCGATCAAAGGTGCATTTGAAGCTACAGGCATTCAAATCGATGTATCCCCAGCCGATGGCGCAGGTAATGTTTCTAAGTGGGAAAAGAAAACCGCAGAACAGATTATTGATGAAATTGGCGCAGCTCATACTAAAATTACTGTTTTACCGGGGTATGGTACAGCTTCACTAAAACTATGCTTACCACCGAAACAGTTCGAATTAATTAATAAAAAACGTTACAGTAACGAGGATTCTCGCTCTGTATTGAAAGTTCTACAGGACAATGCTTGGTTTTCTGCTATTGTTCGTGTGCCGGACTTAGCTGGTATGGGTACTGCAGGTTCTGATAGTTTTGCGGTTATTCATGACTCGAACGAAACAGCGGAACTAATAATTCCGATGGATATTACACGTCATCCAGAAGAATATTCTTTCCCGCGTACTAAAGTGCCATTTGAAGAGCGCACGGCTGGCGTAGTGGTTCGATTCCCAGCTGCTATTGTTCGTGTCGATGGCATTTAAGAATTACTAGGAGGAATAAACAATGATTATTGAAAACAAAGGTGACTATGTACGTTTTTTAGGAAAAATTAGATTAGTTCCAGGAACAAACAAAATAGATAATGAACATGCTGAAGAATTGGAACAAGCACTTAAACATCCGCTTAATAAACACTTGATTGAGTCAGATGAATTAAAAGTACCCGACAATTTACAACAAGATTCTAGCCTTAATGATTTCAATGTTACGAAAGCGACATTGCTGGTCAAGGATACTTTTGATTTAGGAGCTTTAAACGAATTTTTAGCAGATGAGACTACAAACGGAAATCGGAAAACTGTAATTGATGCTATTAATAAGCAAATTGAATCAATTAGCAATCCGCCACAAGAAGAACGATATGTTGCTGAAGAGGATTTTGGTAAATGAGGAGGTAACTCATGAAAACAGACGTTAGTAAGCTCAAATTAACGGCATCAGCATTAGCGAGCGTCTCTGATGATTCTCTACAAGTGCACATTGATGATTCATATTTAGAAGTACAGTCTAAAGGATTTCCTGAAAAATTCGAAGAAAGAGCAAATAGGTACCTTGCTGCACATCTTGCAACATTAGCAAATAAAAATGTCAAGTCGGAGGCGGTAGGTTCTCTAAAGCGGGAATATTACGAAGTTAAAGGAGATTCTGGACTGTTATCTACAGAGTATGGTCAAGAATATGCAAGATTGCTTAAAGAAGCAAATGGCGGATTAGGAATAAGTATGGTGGTGGTTTGATGAAAGTGACTACTGATAAATCTACAATGAACAAAGCAATCAGAGAGTTGGACCAATTAGATCGATATAGCTTGCAAATCGGACTTTTTGGTGAAGATGATTCTTTTATTCAAATGATTGCTGGTGTTCACGAATTTGGTTTAACTATACGACCGAAAGGCAAGTATTTAACCATACCCACGCCAGAAGCTGGTGATAGGAGAGCGCGCGATATTCCCGGACTATTTAAACCACGAGGCAAAAATATTCTTGCTGTGGCAGGTCCCGATGGTAAATTGACGGTCATGTTTTACCTGAAGACCGAAGTTAATATTCCGGAACGTTCTTTTTTGAGGTCTACATTCGATGAGAAAAGCAATAAATGGGGAGAGTTGTTTGAGGGATGGATAGATGACATTATTCATGGAAAGTTAAGCGCCGAGCAGGTATATAATCGATTAGGCGCCAAAATTGTGGACGATATACAAATGAAAATTGTTGAGATTCAAACTCCGGCCAAGTCAGCAGCGACTTTGGCCAGAAACCCTAGAAAAAACAACCCTTTAATCGTCACTGGGAAAATGAAAAACAGTGTTACCTGGAAGGTGATGAAGTCATAATGGAAAAGATGATTTTTCAATCATTACTGGATAGTTTTGGTGTTCCGTTGACAGTTTTTCCAAAGCAAAAAAAAGGGGGAGAATTTGTTAATGGTGAGTGGGTAGTAAGTCAGCTTGACGAAACTTCTAAAATTGAAGTTAATGAACCCTTCATTCCAAGTTCGCTCATGACTCAAATGCCCCAAACTTCTGCCTACACGGCTGCCAGATATGAAAAGTACGAGATGATTTGGTTTTCTAGTCAAGTTCTGCCGTTAAAAAGCAAAGTGATCCATAAAGGAATATCGTATTCTGTTGAGGATGCAATTCCTTTCACAGATTACTCAGACGTTACTCAGTATGGATGCAAGGCGGTGAGCGTTAGTGCCAAATGATGGTTATGATTATGGAATACTTGTTAAAACCTTGATTGGTGCTGTTAATGAGCTTTCTGGTGGTTTACAACTTATTGAAAGTGCTAGTGGTGGAGAGCAACCAGAATATCCTTTTTGCCAATACACCATAACATCTCCTTACATTGCTATCAGCCCAGATATAGTTGAAGGGGAACAATTTGAAATTGTTCTCTCACTTACATGGCGTGGTCTATCTGGCCATCAAGTATTAAACTTGGCAAACGCCACAAATAAGTATTTCCGCTCCCAAAAAGGGCGTTTTTTTATGCAAGAAAATGGAGGTATTGTCGTTGTCAGCGTTCAAAACAGTGGGCTACGTGATACTTTCATTAGCATCGAATATGAGCGCTCAGCAGGCATTGATTTGCGATTGCGTGTAGTTGACTCGTATTCAAGTGAAATACAAGAAATTGATAATATCAGTTTTACAAATGAGAATTTAGGAGGATAAAAAAATGGTAGAAACTATTACAGATGTAAGAGTGCACATTTCTGTATTGTATCCCTCTCCGCGTATCGGTCTTGGTCGTCCTGCGATTTTTGTCAAAGGAACGGCGATGGGTTACAAAGAATATACTACTCTTGAAGAATTGAAAGATACGTTTGCAGATACTACAGAAGTCTATGCGAAAGCGAAAGCGGTGTTTCTTCAAAAAGACAGACCTGACACTATTGCAGTCATCACGTTTGAGGATACGAAATTATTAGAAGCCGCTGAAGCATACTTCTTGAAGTCGTGGCATTTTGCTTTGCTTGCAGAATTTAAAGCAGCGGATGCACTTGCATTATCAAACTTGATTGAAGAACAAAAATTTAAGTTTGCGGTGTTCCAAGTTACTGCTGCCGCTGATATTACTCCACTTGCAAAAAACACACGTACTATAGCAATTGTGCACAGCAAGACGGGGGAAAAACTAGATGCAGCGCTAATTGGGAATGTAGCAAGTTTGCCGGTTGGTTCCGCAACATGGAAAGGCCGTCATGGACTTGCAGGGATCACATCAGAAGAGCTAAAAGTATCTGAAATTGATGCAATTCAAAAAGCGGGAGGCATGTGCTATATCGAAAAAGCAGGCATTGCGCAAACTTCGGAAGGAAAAACCGTCTCAGGCGAATTCATCGACTCCATTCACGGTGACGATTGGATTAAAGCAACAATTGAAACTCGTCTTCAGAAGTTGCTTACTCAGACAGATAAACTTACTTTTGATGCGCAAGGTATCGCACTACTACAAAGCGAGTTGACTACCGTTTTAAACGAAGGTTTTGCGAACGGAATCATTGACAGTAACGATGAGACGGGCGAAGCTAATTTCTCAATCACTGCGCTTCAACGTTCAGACTTAAATGACGATGACATTGCTAAACGAAACTATAAAGGACTATCATTCCGCTATAAGCGCTCTGGAGCTATTCACTCTGTTGACGTTTATGGTGAAGTGGAAGTTTAAAGGAGGAACTAACAGATGGCAAATGAAATGGCAACATATGATGCGAATACTGTATCTACAATCGTTAATGGAATCGCGATGTTCGGGTTTTCTGATGGCGACATGGTTTCGTGCTCTAAAGATTCAAATAACGTTGAAATTAAGTCGGATGCACAGGGGAATTCTTCTGCTGCAGTAAATAACGACAGAATGGGAACAATCAAAATTGATTTAGCTCAGACATCACCTTGTTATCCCAAATTAATTGATATTGCAAATCGTCAACTGAAAGTACCTGTTTATGTTATCAACGGCAAAGAAAAAATTGGTGGTTCTATGGCTTTTATTGAAAAATTACCTGATGCTGGATTTGGTAAAAGCGTTGGAACACGATCATTTACATTTAAAGTTTTAGATTACACTCATACAGCACAATAATTCACTAAGCGGCCTATATGGTCGCTTTTTTAGGAGGAAACGACAATGGCAGAGAAGAAAAATAATGCAACTAAAAATGATGTAGCAGCAGCGCAAGCAGCGCAAAATGTTCCGAAAGAATTAAAAAAACCTTTAAACAAGTTTGGTGCACAAGAGGATTTTGAAGCTAGTGACGGTACAAAATATAAGTTTCAATTTCCTGGTACACGAAGAGCGCAAGAAATTCTGGATGAAACTAAAAATGGTTATGGTGTGGTTGTAGATTCTGTCTATTACGAGCGAATTATGAAAGATGTAATTGTTGAGCCTTTAGGTATGGACTTAGATTATTGGGATGAACATGAAGGTTATCGCGAGGTTATGAATGCAGCTGACAACTTTCTTGGTAGATTGCTTAACTAAGTTTCCAACGGCAAGGCAGGCTGAACGGGAAGTCAATAAAGAGTTTGATATTTGGCTTCCTATTATCGCTGGGATAGCAACGAAAGAAGAAGTTGAAGTTGCTACATCTTATGAATTAGCAATCTTATGTGAGGTTGCTAGACAAAAAATAGAACTAATGAAGGGTGGTGTCTGATATGGCAGGCGCATTGAGAAAAACAACAATCGAAATAGACTGGAAAATAAATAATCAAATGTTGCAGAAAGCTGATGAAGAAACTGATCGAATTGTTCGCTCTGCGGACAAGATGGAACGGAACTTCAATCAATCTGCTAAGGCTGTTGACGGCACCACTCGCGCTATACATAAACAGTCAAATGAAGTGAGAGAGAGTGCGACTCGAGTAGATAAACTTGATAAGAATTTTAAAGAAGCAAAGAACTCAGCTAATCAATTCGGGAATTCTGCTAAGGGTGCAGTTGATAAAACTAAAAACTCGGTAGACTCAGCAAAGAATAGCGTTAATAAGTTCGATAATGAAATTGATAAAACTACTAAAAATGCTAATTCCAAATTCAGTGCACTAAAGACGACTATTATTGCGGTAGGTAGCGCTTTGGTGGTTGCCAGTGGAAAAGCAATGTTTAATTACGCATCAGATACAAATGAGTCATTAAATAAAGTAGACGTAGCGTTCAAAGGGAATGCGGAAAGTGTTAAGCGTTGGTCTAAAACTACACTCGACAACATTGGTCTCGCGCAAGGGACTGCACTAGATTTGGCTGCAACTTACGGTGATATGTCAACATCAATGGGATTAAATACACAAGAAGCTGAAAAGATGTCTACTTCTATGGTCGACTTAGCCGGGAACTTAGCATCATTTAAGAATATTGATATTGATAGAGCGAATACAGCCCTAAACGGCGTATTCACAGGTGAAACTGAAGCACTAAAAAGCTTAGGTATTGTAATGACCCAGACAAATCTAGAACAATTTGCGTTGGAAACAGGAGCTGGAAAAGTTGCGAAAAGTAGCACTGAAGTTACAAAGCAAAATATTGCACGAGAAAAGGCACAAAAGAAATTAAATGAAGCAATAAAAGAACATGGAAAAAAATCGTTAGAAGCAAGAGAAGCGCAAAGCAAGCTACAAGAAATTCAAGCTAAATCAAGTGAGAGTGCAAAAGTAAATTTAAAAGACATGAAACAAGATGAGTTAGTTCGTCTACGTTATAACTATGTTATGAAGCAGACTACTAACGCGCACGGAGATTTTAAAAACACTAGTGATCAAGCTGCAAATGCCAGTCGGGTGTTTTCTGAATCCATAAAAGAGCTAGCATCGAATGCTGGCCAATTCTTGCTGCCAATTATTACACCATTGATTATAAAAGCTAGTGATTTCACGAAAAAACTTTCGGATATCCCAAGTGCTGTGAAAGGGATGAAAGAGAAATTTAAGCCAGCGTTCGAAGTGTTTGAATCCGTGGGCGACTTTTTCAAAAAAGATCTAATCCCAAGCGCAAAAGAATTAGCAAAAAGCATGGGACCTGGTTTTATCGAAGGTGGCGTTTTAGCATTTAAAGGGCTAGGCATAGTTTTAAACACTACTGTTATTCCCGCATTTAAAGCAGTTACTAGATTTACGCGTGAAAATCCGGATAGCATGAAGAGAATTGCTAAGTACGCTACTGTTGGAGTGGCCGGATTTTTAGGGTTTAAGTTAGTTAAAAACACTATTGATAAAGTAACAGTGGCCATTGGAAAAATGAACAACAAACTATTGAACATTGGACCGAGTGCTGCGGCTGGTGCAACAGAGGCAAACGTTGCAATGTCAACTATAGGGACGACTACGAATGGCGCGGGTGGAGTTGTAGTACCTGGCGGAAAAGGGAAAGTTAAACTTTTTAGTAAAGCTACTGCAGGGCTCAAAAGTATGGGGAAATTCGGCAAGTTAGCATCAGGAGTTGGCGTCTTAGGCGTTGGATTAAGCGCTACTGAGTTAATTGGCATGAACAAAGATAATGCAGGTGAAAAAACTGGCGGTTTTGGTGGTTCTGTTGGTGGTATGGCTGGTGGCGCAGCAATAGGAACTATGATTGCTCCTGGAATAGGCACAGCCATTGGTGGAGCTATTGGCGCTTTTGCAGGAACTGCTTTTGGTAAAGCTCTTGGCAAAACTATTCAAAAAGAGGGACCGAAATTAATTGATAAATTCAAAACTGGCTGGAAAGGTTTAAGCAAAATCGCTGAGGAGCACCCGTTCCTTGGAGCAAATATAAATGTTATAAATAAAGCTGTAGATGCTGCAAAGACAGGTATTAAAGCAACAAGAGATACGCATAAAGCTCTCTGGGAAGGCGCAAAAATAATGATTGCTGACCCGCTTAAGATTGATGCAAGCGGAAAAGGAGTTTCTAAAGACTCGGCTAAAGCAATGAATGAATATATACGAAATGAACAAAAAATGCAAGATAGCCGTGTTGAAATTATGGTGTCTGGGCGCCGTATTACTGAAAAAGAACTCAAAAATAATATACAAGCATACGATAAAATGTCTGATCAATTAATAGCTGCGACTGATAAAAAATCAGCTAAAGCGAATAAAGATTGGGATAAATTGGTTGCGTTGGGCGCTGTTTCTAAAGATAAAGCTAGTGCGAAAAAGCACACTAATAATGAGACGGCATCTATAAATAAAGAGGATATCAAAGCAAACAACAAAGAATTAAAAGAATTAGAGAAACAATTTTACAAAGGGCAGGAAGAGATTACTCGAAATGCAGAAAATAGAATTAATGCTATTAAGCAGAAGGCTAGTAAAGAGAAGCGTAAGTTAACGAAAGAGGAAGAAAAAGAAATACAGCGAATGGAAACAACAACTCTTGAATTCCGTCGTTCTGAACGTCGTTCGTATGAAAAAGATGTTAGAAAGATAGAAGAAAAACAACGGAAAGAAGCTGCTATTGCTCTCACTGCTTCAGCTAAAGAGCAAAAAATAATTTTGGGTAACCTAGAAAACTCAAAAGAAAAAATGTCAGCGAAAGCAGCAGCAAGTGTTGTCAAAAATTCAGCGAAATCTAGGGATGCTGCTGTTAAGGAAGCTAACAAAGAATATAAACAGACGAAAAAAATACTTGACGAAAAAAGATTTGTCACGGGAGAAATATCAGAAGACGAATATCAAGATGCATTAAAGAAAGCGAAGAAAAAGAAAAATGGAGTGACTAAAGAAGCTGAAAAAATGCACGAAAATGTTGTGCGAGAAGCTCAACAACAAGCGAAAGGGCATCTAAGAGAAGTTGACTGGGAGACAGGGGAAACATTAAGCAAATGGGATCAATTTAAAAAAGGAACAGCTGAAACATTTAATAATATTAAAGATGCGGCTCTTGGAAAATGGAGTGAACTATCTACAGCGACAGTTAATATTTTTAGCGGTATGAAGGATATGTCTTTGCGTGTTTGGGATGGATTCAAGACTGATCTATACAAAATGGTTAATAATGTAATCACTGGTATTAATAAAGTTCTCTCTACTTTTGGCATTAAATCAATTCCGTTGCTTGGTAATGGAAATACCGGAGCTAGTCAAGAAAACAAGTTATCCGCAAAAGATAAAAAAACATATCATTCTACTTCGCAATCAGGAAATCTAGCTATGAACTTTACCGGCTCTGATAGCGCTAGTGGTCAAATTATGGCTGGTGAGGAAGGTTTTGAGATTGCGTATAATAAGAATTCAGCACAAGCGAGAATTTTAGGGAAAAACGGTCCTGAAATAACTACAGTAGATCCAGGGACAAAAATCCTTAATCATGCTGAGTCTAAAAAAATGATGTCCGGCGGAATGGGAGCCGGAACAGTTTTACCTGGCTTTGCGAAAGGGACAAATGGAGCGGTAGAGTCACTGAAAAACCTAGGCTCAAATGCAATTGATTCAGTTAAAAACGTAGGTAATAAAGTTAAAGATGCTGCATCATCAGCTTGGGATTTTGCTACTGACCCTGTCGCTGGAGTTAACAAGTTAATGGCGAAATATAACAAGTTACCTAACAATTCGCCTATGGCAAACATGGCCGGCGGAATGTTCAAATATTTTGGCAAGGGTGCAGGCGATTGGTTAAAAGAAAAACTTGCTGATGTTTTCATGACATCTGATGGGGGCGGAGAAGGGGGCGGGATGTTTTCTCCTCACTTTGGTTCACCATTTCGAATGACTTCTGGCTATGGACCACGAACAGTTTTTGGAAAACAAGAATTTCATAAAGGGATAGACTACGGAGCTCCGACGGGGACACCTCTTCCTGCTCAGTATGGCGGGAAAGTAAGTCGCGCGGGCACTGCTGGCGGATTCGGTAATTTAGTATCAATTACGGCCGGTAAAGGTATAGAAAACTTATATGGTCACCTATCGAAAATCTTAACTTCTGCCGGTTCTGTTGTTAAAGCAGGTCAAATTATCGGTTTAGTAGGTAGCACAGGGCGCTCTACTGGTCCACATGTCCACTATCAAGTGAATCAGAATGGCAAACCTGTGAATCCTAGTAGCAGTCTTGGTGGAGGCGCATTTAACGGAAAAGGTGGTTCTAAAGCTGTTAACGGGTGGGTTCAACAAGCGATTGGCCTTGCAGGTGTTCCTGCTAGCTGGGCAAACGCATTGGCTACAATTGCAATGAAAGAATCTAACGGTAACCCAAACGCAGTGAATAACTGGGATATTAATGCCAAGCGCGGCATGGCCTCACAAGGTCTTATGCAGACAATTCCGCCTACATTTAACGCCTACAAAATGAAAGGTCATAATAATATCCTAAACCCTGTTGATAACATCCTCGCAGCGATTGGATATATTAAAGCTCGTTATGGGACGGTATTTAATGTACCTGGTATTAAGGCTTTGGCTTCAGGCAAGGCTTACAAAGGATATAAGCGTGGTGGCCGGCCACCGCTTAATGAAACTGTTTTGGTTGGTGAAGAAGGACCTGAGCTATTTGAAACTGATACGGCCGGAACAGTCCATACAGCTCAAAAAACGAAGCAGATGTTAAACAAAAGTTCGGGTGGAACAACTATAAACTTCAATCCAACTATCAATATAACTGTTGAAGGTGGATCAAGCGAAAGCGAGTCGTCTATTCGTAAAACTGTTCGAGCGGAAATGGAAAAATTATTCGAAAAACTTGTTGGAATTTATAGTCCTGGGGAGGTGTGATATTTATGGTAGCAACAATAGGTTCTGTGAAATTAGTAAATACAAACGAAAGTGAGTCTTCTCCGTTTACTATTACAGATAATCCTGTAGAAACGGGTTCGCCTGTCTCTGATCACGTTCAACGCGAAACTAAGACACTAGAAATTAGCGGTTTTTTGCTAGGTTCTACTGCTGAAAAAGATTATGCTACTTTAAAAAGCTATGCAGAAAAAGGTACTATAGTGTCGTTTAGAGGTCGCGTATACTTCAAAAACGTGCTAATCAGTAATCTATCAAAAAGCTATAATACAATAAAAAATGGTTTTGAGATTACGGTATCACTCCGGGATTTAAGGCGCGCATCGACGCCTTGGGTAAGAAAGAAAAAGAAAAGTTCTGGGAAAAAGCAACCTGTCAAATCAAAAAAAAGTCCTGGAACTTATATAACAGTGAAAAAAGGCGACTGTTACTGGAAGTGGTGGAAGCGATATGGTACGAGTATCGCTCAGCTCAGGAAATGGAATAAGTGGCCAGACAGGCGTATTCCAATCGGCAAGAGGGCGAGGGTTAAATAATGGCTATTAGAAATTATATACCAGTGGAACTTGATAATATTCCGGAACTTTTCGAATTTGATTTCGATGATGACAGAAGCTTTTTATTCGGTATTAATTATGCAGAATCACAAGATTTGTTTTCTGTTGATTTATATAATATCGAGGGGGAGCCAATCGTTTTGGGAGAGCGTCTAGTATTAAACGAACGGCTTTGGGCAGATATTATAGACGATAGACTCCCTTCTCTCGACTTGGTACCTCTAGACGAATCCGGAAAAGAAACTAAAATAACAAAGGACAACTTCACGAAAACCGTGTTTTTGTATTTTGACGATCTGGCGCCAGAAATGGAATTGCCAGCGTTGGATAATGAGGTGAGTGTGATATGACACAAATGCAATGGATGCGCGAAATTTATGTGCATGTAAATAATGGAAGTGAATATGCTACTATTCATGAAAAAAATGAAGCTTCAGGAAGTTTAAAAATTAATTTTAGTATTCCTTTTTCCGATGAACCTAAACCAGCGGAATGCGAAGTTGTTATATATAACTTATCTCGCAACTCATCTAATAAAATAAAAAAAGGTTCTACTATTTCTGTGACAGCTGGGTATCAGGGAGATAAAGGTTTGCTATCACAAGGCAAAGTTACGAAAGTATCTACTGTGCCAAGCGGGGTAGACAAAATAACTACCATTAAATTTTCTGAAGGTGTCGATTACTCGGATAAAAAAGATGTAAATATTACGTTCAAAAAAGGAACCTCTGCAAAATCAATTATTCAAAGGATTGCTACTAAAGCAGGAATTAAAATTTATCAAATAAAACTACCTATCAATAAAATTTATAAATCTGGATATACTGCCGATGGGGATGCTCTTTCAGTGATTGAAGAAATCGTTAATGACTGTAAAGCAGTAATTTATTACAGACGAGGAAATTTAATTATTAGATCTATCAAATCCGGTGATGATGAACGTTTTACGCTAAATAGCAACACTGGCTTGATATCATCCCCAGAAAGATTAGAGAATGATGACTATTCAGGTTGGAGCTTTCAATCATTGCTACAGCATCGAATTGCTACAGCGTCTATCATTACATTAAAATCTAAAACCGTAAACGGAACATTCCGAGTCAAAAATGGAATTCATAGCTACGATGGTTCTACTTTCACGACTCAGTGTGAGGTGATTTAATTGGCACAAGATACAAAGTTCTTTGATTCATTTATAAGATTAGTAAATTCAAGTGTTTCAGTACTTCTTATGTGTAGAGTGGTCAATTATGATGCAAGTAACAAACGAGCGGATGTTCAGCCACTTAATTTGAAACAAAATGGCAAAAAACGCGGAATGATATTAGATGCTTTAGTTTTAAAGCATGTAGAAGAAGATATTTCTGAAGGAAAGATAGTAGCAATAGTATTTTCTGATTGCGAATTAGATAATATTAACGGTGCAGCTGATTTTAAACCAGACAGCTCAAGACAACATAGCGTTAATGATGCGGTTGTGATGGGGGTGTGGGACGTATGAAAGATTTACTAATAGATAGCAACGGAGATATAGTAATTTCAGATAATGACATATTAATGACTGACGGCGTAAATGATATTGTTCAATCTGTCAGGATGATATTACAGACACGTGAAGGCGAATTTTATTTTGATGAAAATGCTGGAATGAATCACGAAAATATTTTTATGAAGAAGCCCAATTTTGATTATATCAAACAAGATATAATCACGGCCATAGAAGAACAAGAAGAGCGTATATCTAGTGTAGATAGCGTTCTTTTTGACTTTGACAAAGATACTAGAAATTTACATGTAAGCATAAAAATGACAGGGGTAGATGGTCCTGTGAGTGTAGAAGAGGTGATTTTAAATGCTTGACGAACACGGGTTCAAACGAAAGACATACGATGAATTGCTCACTGATATGGAGTCAAAAGCAAAAGAACTCTATGGAGAAGATATTAATTTGAGCTCCCACTCCGCGCTAGGTGTTTTTTTAAGAATAATTGCTTGGTTTATGTCACTTATTCATGAATTAGCTGAAAGAGTCTACAACAGTGGATTTATAAGCTCTGCTGATGGTATTCAATTAGACAGGTTAGGAAGTAACATCAGCGTTTTGCGTGAGCCGGCAATGCCAGCAGTAGTGACGCTAGAACTTACTGGTAATGCTGGCTACACAATCGAAGAAGGTGTTCAATTCAAGACAAAGAACGATGTCGTTTTTGAAATGATTGATGTAGTTACACTCGATAGCACGGGGCATGGAACAGGGCAAGCTATATCACAAATCTATTCAGACAAAGCAAATGTTCCTGCTAATTCTATAACAGTTGTAGCAGAACCAAGTGAAGATATTTTAACAGTAAATAACCCTAACAAGGCCGATGGTGGATCAGAAAAAGAAAATGATACCAGTTACAGAGCAAGAATCAGATTAGCTACAAGTGCAAGCCCGGGTCCACCAGTTAACGGGATTATCTCAGCTTTGAACCAAGTGTCAGGTGTTAGAAGCGTATCAATTGTTGAAAATAACCGCATGGATTTAGATGCATATAATAATCCTGCTAAATCTGTTCATATTTATTGCCTTGGAGGAATTGACGAAGAAATTGGAGAGGCAATTTTTAATAGTGTCGCTGCTGGAATACAAACAGTAGGAAAAGTATCGGTTAAAGTAAAAGATTTATCTGGATTTGAGCATACAGTATATTATGATCGAGCTACTTCATTATCTATATACGCTCGTATTATTGTTGATGTGAATTCTAAATTTGAAGATGATGGTGAGGACTTAATAAAACAAGCTGTACTAAATTATATAAATTCATTAAACATGGGAGAGATGGTTATTCATTCTTACATCTATCCAGATTTATATCAAATTCCTGGAATTACAGTTGCAAATGTAAAGTTAGGCAAAAATATCAATAATTTAGCATCTGCTGATATTTTAGTTAATACTGATGAAGCTGCATCTATTCGGTGGGAAGATATTGAGGTGACAATAAATGTCCGTTAAAGATTTTCTTAGCAAATTAACAGACGCTTTTACAAAGTCAGAAAAAAGCAGTATAGGAAAATTATTTATTATTGTGGATCAACAAATCTCCGTATTAACTAGTGCTCTTGAAAAAACAGAAGAATGGAGAGACATAGATAATGCGGGAGGTAAGACTTTAAACAAACTTGGTGAAAATGTTGGTCAGGATAGAGGACGAGCTACTGATGAAGTGTATCGTGTTTTGATTCGCGGAAAAGTTGCAAGAAATGCAAGTGACGGAACCATCAATAAAATAATTCTAGCTATCTCAAAATCATTAGATTGTAATTATAACGATATTCAAATAATCAATGCTAACGATTCTAATTCATCAGATGAACATGAACCTGCTGCAATAATTATTAAAAAGATTCCTCTTTCTGCCCTGAATGCAGTCGGCTTAAGTACAAGCCAATTTTTACAAATAGTAAACAGTCTGAAATCTGGTGGAGTTAGAGTAGCTTATATTAACCTTGAAGGCTCTTTTTCTTTTTCAAAGGGTAGAACTGAAGAAATAAGTAATGAAGGTTTTTCAAAACTAAATCAGTTAGTAGGCGGGACTTTGGGAGGATTATTTACACCTGAAAATGACTTTAAATTACCAATTTAGGATGAAAAGAGGAGAGAATTATGTCAAGATTTAATGCTAATTTAGCACGCTGGGAAGCAGCAGGAACAAAACCACCGGATAGTACTATTTCAAGTGGGTGGCTAGCTGGGACTAAACCACCAGCAGATTGGTTTAATTGGTACTTTAATAGCACTTATAAAGCTTTGAAGGAACTTCAAGAACTTGCGGCATTAAACGCAGATGTATTAAATCATACAGGAAATAAGAATAATCCACATGGTGTTACAAAAGGGCAGGTTGGCCTAAGTGAAGTACAAAATTTTGGAATTGCATCTATAGAAGAAGCAAAAGCTGGTATTGCAAGTAACAAACTAATGACCCCTGCAAGTGTACTGGAAGCTATCAAACAACAGTTTAATACGCAAAATCTACTATTTGAAGGGGCTTCATGGCCTGCAGCAAGTACTTGTAAGTTTACAAATAACCAAAAAATTTCAGAGCAAAATTTAGGAATAATTTTAATTTGGAGCGATTATGATGTATTGCCAGGATACTCCAGTATCGCAAATAATTATAACTTTGATTTTTCATTTATACCTAAGTTTTTTGTAACAAAGCATTCAGGAGCTAATATAAATCTGCCAGTAGCTACAAACTTTAACGATTCGGTTGCAAATATAACTATAAAAACTCTATACATTACCGATACGACGTTCGCTGGGCATGATTTAAACGCAAGTGGTTTAAATGCAAACGATGCAGTATTACGCTATATCATAGGAGTGTGAAAAAATGGAAATATATATTACTACAAACGATGAGGGTTTTTTGACTGGCTTTTCAACAACCGAGTGCACGCCCGGCAAAAAAATCGAGATAGACGAAAACAATGTCTTTTTTCAAAGAGGTTTTGCAAGTTATAAGTATGTAGAAAATCAACTTATATATGACGAAAATAAAGAAAAAGAGCTTCAGTATAAAAAGGCGTTGCAAGAAGCAAAACCTAGTGCTGAAGAACAAATACTTACTACACAAGAAGCGCTAGTAGATATGTATGAGCAAAATACTAAATTAGAACAACAGTTGATTGAAACTCAACTGGCGATGGTAGATATGTACGAAGCAAATTTATAGGTTTCTTTTTGTTGAAGGAGGTGAGTGAAAATGGCTGTGATTTATTTAAATCTTATCCTGAATGGTAAGAAAACATTCAAAGAAGTACCGCGTTTGCTACAAGCACAAGTTAAAGCATTGTTAATTGATGCTGATTGCGCTGAATTAGCAGAATAAACAATTGTCGAAGGAGGCGATGGGGTAATGAAAACAAGATGGAGAAAGTATATAAATCAAATGCTTGAAACTAATTACAAAGAAGTTTTTGCGCTATTTTTCTTGTTATCAGTTTCATTTTATAATATTTTGACTGGATTTTTTTTAATGGTTTTTGGCGATAAGATTGTAGAAAAAAGTAGGACATATCAAATAATGGATAACCTCATGACGATTGACACATGGGGTTTTTTATTTATTTTGAGTGCGGTGTTAATTCTTATAGCATCATTTCAAGAAACAAATGCAAAGTTTATTAACATGATCTTTGGTGGATTGATAGGCGCGATTGTGTTGTTCTTGTATTCAGCAGCGAGTTCAGAGAATGCAGTTACTAATTTGTTACCTAGTCGCTATGCGCTTAGTGGTTGCTTTAATCTTTTTGTTGCTACCATAGGAGGCCTAGAACTATGGAAAACGAAAAGCAAAAAATAGACTATGTCTCAAGAGCAGAACTCTTTAAACATGGTAATGATATAAAAAAAGAAATGTCGAAAAAAGTCGATAAAGTCGAGAGCAAAGTCGATAAAATCAGTGATGAAGTAGTTGAGCTGAAAGTTCTAGTGATTCCGATGGTGACATCGGCGAAAGAAACAGCTAAAAATACGCAGAAAATGGCGGATACTCTTGAAAGATACACACGTTCAACAACGAAACAATTACATGAACATGACTTAGAAATTGCACATGTTAAAAATTCTATTGACAATACACTGAAAAACATTGCTGATGATGATTCCGAAATTAAAGAAAAAAGGTTTAGTAATGTGCAGATTATTACATCTGTTCTGGCACTGGTGGGAATTATACTGGGCGGGATTTTGAGCTGGGACTGGGGACAATTTATTTTTAAATGATTGAGGGAGGTGAACTAAAATGTCAGAACAAAAAACAAAAAAAGTAAAATCTGTTTCAACATTACATGAAGAGACTACTACTTACGAAGTACAAACTAATAAAACTTATGTGGTGAAACAAGATGAAAAACTTTCAGTAATTGCTACAAAATTAGGGTTATCAGTTGGTGAATTAGCAGAAAAAAACAAACTAGATTCTTTTAAATTAAAAGTTGGCCAAGAATTAGTTTTATAGGAGGAATAGCATGAATATCATGAAAATAAATTGGATTGTTCGTTTTAAGAATCCCGTGTGGGTGATCGCTCTAGTTGGCGGTCTTTTTTTAATTGCCCAATCCGTACTCTATGTATTTGGTATTGAATGGGATTACAACGAATTAATGAATAGACTTATCACTGTAATTACTTCTATCTTTGCTCTAATCGGAATTATTCAAGACCCGACTACGGCAAACTTAAAAGATAGCGAAAGAGCGCAAAAATATAAAGAACCTGGAAAGGATGAATAAAAAATGGCAAAAGTAGCGATTTTCGGAGGTCATAACGGAACGAATGAAACAGGAGCTTACGGCAATGGACTCACTGAAAAAGCAGTAGCAAAAGAAGCGGCGCAAATTGCGACATCTTTCGCGAAAGCTTGCGGCCATTCTGTAGTCAATGGATTTGGTAAATCATTAGCTGAACGAGCTAAATATGCTAACGCTGAAAACGTTGTGGGTGTAATTGAATATCATACGAACGCTGGCGGTGGACAAGGTTCTGAAACCTTCTTCTGCGGAGGGAATGCAGCAAGCCAAAATCTCGCCAAAAAAGTATCTGCTGCTGCTGCAATTAAAGGCTTGAAAAATCGTGGTGCCAAAGCTGATTCTAGCACTAGGCATGGTCGACTTGCAATTGTTCGAGATACAAAAGCCACAGCAGTGCTACACGAATTATTTTTCATTGATTCCGCTTCTGATGTAAAAATTTGGAAAGGAAACAAAAAAACAATTGTTGAGGCAGCAACAAAAGCTTGGTTACAAGGATTAAATCTTAATGCTGTTCCAAAAGCTAATGTAGCTAAGCCTTCTCCTGTTAAACCAGCAACGCCATCCAAGCCGGCAACTTCAAACAGCGCTTATAAGAATAAAAAGTTGGTTTCTAGAGTGCCCAATTTAAGATTTTATGGTAAACCTTCCTGGAGCGATAAAGATGTGGCTGGCACTGTTAATAAAGGTATTGGCTTCCCAACAGTAGTTGAAAAAGTTAAAGTTGGCACAGCTTATCAATACAAAGTGAAAAACTCAAAAGGTGCTACTTATTACATTACAGCAAGTGATAAATATGTAGAGATTAAAAACAAGTAACATCCCCCCGCTTTTTGCGGGGCTTTTTTTATGCAAAAAAATACCCTGAACTAAAGATCATTCAGGGTTGTTGTTATGGCTATTAAGCGATATTAACGGGAAGGCACTATAATAGCGAACAACTAGCATTAAACAAGAAAAAGAATGAGTGAATATAATACAAGTAATATTCACAAAAACAGTATCTCATGGGTTACAAGAGCAGTCAATAAGCGTAGTTGCTGGCAGAAACGGATTTTGTATAAAAATACATAAATATTATAGAAGTTATGCTTAAATAGTAAATAAGTTCACGTTTGAATTGCTTTTACTAGCCCTAATGTGAACTTTCTGTGTACAAAAAAATATTTAATGCATAAATAATGAATAACCACCTGTAGTGAGTGAATATATGTGATTAAAAACACAATATTACCCGAATTGTGTAGTAATTAGTCTAAACAAGCTCTATTTTAGTCGTTCGCGACAAGAATCGGACATTTCATTACATTTTTGGTTATACATTGATTTTTTATGATAGACTGATTTTGAAAACAAGATTATACATAAAGGGAGAGAAATGATTTTATGAAAAAGTCTTTTTTAAAACATGTAGTAGCACCGATAATTGTTGGACTATTGGTAATAACGCCGATTACGCATGTATCTGCAGCAGTAAGGAATGTTGATACAACTCCAGTTATTACGCAAAAAGAAGTTGAAAGTGGTATACAAGATAACAACAATGAATTACCGGACGAATTTATTGTCAGAGATCAAGTCAACTCAAGTGAACCAGTTAATCAAGAAAGACAGCTATTAAAAAGTGCAAGTCTAGGTTATGAGAAATGGACCAAAGTATCTACAACAAGAAAAGTTTCAAAAGGATTTATCGCATGGCATCCTGGATGGAAAAATTATCAATATAATGTTTCTGCTTATTATTTTAGTAAAGCAACAATGAATGTGAGCGCGAGTATTGGTTATGGAAAATTCAGTATGTCTGTATCAAAAGCAGGCTCAAACGGACAAATTATTAAAGCAAATCCCAAAAAGTGGACAAGACCTGCAATATATGGGAATGTAGATGTTACGAAGTATACGGTTAAAAAATATAACGGCGCTGGAATTTACACAGGATCGACAACAAGATACGCAAGTACTGCTACAAGTACTTACGTCCAAAGTCGTAATAAATAAATCGAAAAGAGAGCTAATAGAATGAAGAAAAAGTGGTTAATAATACTGTTGGTAGTAATAGTAATTTGCGCTTCATTATTCGGAATAAAGTGGTTAGTTGATAGGAATAACATTGTAGGAATGATACAAGTTGATGGACTTGTATACGTTATGACCAATGAACCAGCAAATAAAGAAGACGCTTTAGAGAAAATTGGAGAGATAAAGAATAAGATAAAAAGGTATAAAACGCCAGACAAAGATTTCACATCTAATAAGTTAGCTGAAGGATCCGAACTTTATAAAGCAAAAAATGGAGAGGACCTTCCGAGGACTATTTTGTATAAAGATGATGGCAAGTATTACGTTGCATCAGAAGCTGCGGAGCAGCCAAATCAAAAGCAATAGTAAATAAAACAACTAAATGAAGCTTATTTAAAAAGTGTGCTTAATAGCATGCTTTTTATTTTTAAGAGAAACAACTATATTTTATTACTACTTGATTTTAAGAACATTTGTTCGTATAATGTTAGCAAGAGGTGACGAAAATGTATAATTTAATTGATGACATTTTAGAGCATTCAATCATGTTGGCGGATGCTCTCAAACGCAATTGGTCAATAGAAGTACTATTTTTAAAGAATAATCATCATGTGCGATACAAGTATGTAGTTCCTGTCTTTTTAGATCACGAAAGAAACATAGTTCAATTACAGCGCTTTGACGAACGAATAATTGACATTAATATAGAAGATATTGTTTTCTGCGAGGTTATGACATGAGAGAATATAGCTTTAATGATTTTAAATACATTTGTTACGTTGAGGGGAAGAAAAGTGCGGTAGAGAAAATTTTCTCGGAAATTTTTGAATCGAAAAAGTTAAAAGCGTTTTGTAAGAAAGTGGATAAGAAGGATATTGATTTAAAAACAATTTATAAAGAATACTTAGATACGCAAGCCATTAAAAGCGAGCAATAG